CAGCCGGGGCGGCTGTCAAGTACACCGGGGTGCCCCGGTTAAGTCTATATAGCCTATAACGAAGCAGAATGCAAGCAAAGAAAAAGGGGCCGAAGCCCCTTCTCCTCGACCGGGAAACTCCCAATCCTTAGCTGGCACCCGGCGAGCCGTAGATACCCAGCGGGTCCGAGACGCCGAAGCTATAACGCTCACGGGCCTTGTAGCGGACATTGCCGGTATCGAAGTCGCCGTCCATCGAGTTGCTCATAGCGGTACGAACGAAGTGTTTCATACCATTCGGCACATCGGTGGTGAGGAACCACGCATTCGTATCCGTCAGGAAGTGGTTAACGGTGTAACCACCCGGAATCGAACCGTTGCTCTTCAGCGCGTTAACGTCGTTGTCGGTGGTGCCGACACGCAGTTCCGTCTCAAGGAGGCGGGTAGCGACGAACATCAGCGCCGGGGGGATGATGAGCTTCTTCGGCTTCGCAGCGATAAGCAGACTGCGCTCGTCCGTCCAAGCAGCAATCTGAATGACCGCAGCTTCAAGGGACGTTTCGTTGAGGTCCGCAGCCACCGCAGGACGGTTGCTGTTCACGCCACCAGCGACCAGCGGATGCGCCGTGCTGAACAGAGCCTGACCGTCACCATAGGTGTAAGCGGCGTTGAAGCCCTGATTCAGAATGTTCGCAGCCTTGACCTGCTTGGTGTACGCCATCGCACGGGCCAGCGCCTTCGTGTAACGCGAAGACAGCGAATCGTACAGGTTATCTTCAATCGCCTCTTCGGTGATCGAGAAACCCATCGCGATGGTTTCGTGGTTGTAGCGAGCCGTCCAAGCTTCCTGCGCGTTGTCGTACTGGATAGCCTGACCTTCCGCCTTCACCGGGGCAGCCGAGAAGCCAGAGAGCTTGGTTTCCTCTTCGAACGAACGCTCGGAAGATTCAGTCTCATAGATCTCCTTGTGTTCCTCACCGTAGCGAGAATACTCCAGACCGAACAGCGCGTTCAGACCCGGAAGGAGTTCCTTAAGAAGTTGTGCGCGAGAAATTGCCATTAATAATTACTCCTTAAGCCGTCGCGCTGCTGTAGTAGCCGTGGACGAGCAGGTTAACCTTGACCAGAATTTCATTATAGACCGTGAAGATAATGGTCGAAGCCGCCGGGATAGCCACAACACCGCCCGGAACCGCGATTGCCGCATTAAGCGTAACCGAAGTAGCGCCAGCCGCTGCAGCGGTGATAACGAACGAGCTTGTCTCGATGATCTGCCCGTTAGGCGCAAGATACGCCACGCTCGTACCAACCGGAATAGGGCCAGTCAGGCCAGATCCGGTCAGCGTAATCGCAGCGGCAGCAGACGAACCGACACCAGTCACCGTATACGCGGTTTCCTCGACTACATCAACGCAACGAACCGGAAGAATCGAGCTAACCGGGGTAGCAGTCGGGGCCAGAACAGCATTCCGAGAGTTACCGGTGTTCACGTTACCAGTGTTGTTGATCATCGACAGGTTGGTACCAACCAGCGCACGCGCACCAGAGGCAAGCACCGTGGTCGCGGAGCAGACCGCAGTCTTGTAGATCGTATCCGGGTCGTCAACGACGTACGCAACAGCGTCGCCGGCAAGCGTGTTAGCCGGCCAGAACTGCGAGAAACGCTTCTGCTTGGTGACCGGGTCGGTGAAAGAACAACCGAGGAAGATGCCGGTAACCTGATTAACGCCGGTACCCGCCGCAACGCTGGCGCGAGTGGCGAAGCCACGCGACAGGACGACAAAGTCCCCATAAAAAATGTCCACATTGTACTGATACTGAATCGGCAGCATGCGGGTAGACCCCGCAAAGACTTGCCCACCGATCAGATTGACCGGCTTCAGCCCGTACGGACCATCAACAGTCGGATATGCCATAAAATAACTCCGTTAAAGATTAGCTTGCGGAGCCTTTTCCAAACTTAACCTGACTCTTCGAATCTTTGAAGAGAGGCATACGTGGATCTTGCTCGCGCATAAAATTGTTATCTACAGAAGTCATAGCCTGTTCAGTTTTTTCCTGATAGTGGGCGTTACGATCTTCCGTAAACTGCTTGGGGGTCTTACACAAGATGAGACCACCGGCGTCAATTGCATCTTTAAACCGACTGTTTGGGTCGGGCATTACGAAAGCCTCGGGATGCTCCGAAGCCTTTACGGGTTCCCATCCTTCTCGAAACTTGGTCGAGACATTCATGGGATCTGGGGTACCCATCGTGCTGGTCCGAACATACCGATAGGAATAATCGGGATCCTGATTGATCTGCGGCAGAAGTTCCGGCGGCTTCCAGCTTTTGGGCCGTTCGCTCCGTTCCCGGGTCTGCGCATCTCTTGGAAGTCGGATATCAGACATTGAGTTCACCCAGTTTAATAAGTTCAGCAGCGTAACGTTCCGGGGTCAAGCCAAGCTTCTTGGCGATCTGCACCTGAGACGTTGTAAGTCGTACCTTGTTCGTACCTGTAGTACGCTTGGCGGGAGCAACAACCGTATTCGGTTTCTTCTGCTCCTTTTTCGGCGGGGTATCGTCCTCAAACTCCTCCGGAAACCTACGGCGCATCTCTTTGTTGATGGTCTCGTAGTATTCGTCGGAAGTGGGGTCAATACCCTTACCAACCAAGCTTTCATGCAGTCCGTACGCCATGCTGGTCATCACACGGTTTTCCCCGAACCACGTATTGCGCTTCTGCCATTCGAGGGCTTTAGCGTCGGGTTTCGGGACCGGCGAGTCCGCAGGGGTAACCGACCACTGCTCTTCAGACTCTCTATTTACACCTTTCTTCGTGGCCTGTAAAGCCCCTTCTTCCACTTCGTACTGCGGACGATAGTTTTCAACGTCACGCATACGGAGTTTGGCGGCAAGAAGTTTCTCCTGCGCCTCGACAACTCGGTCAGAGTCGCCCGAATCGTAGGCTTCTTTGTATTCGCGCTTAGCGAACTCAAGCTCACGCTCCGCAGACTGCTTGGCCGTACCGACATAGGCTTTCTCGCCCGTGGTAAGGTTCTGTTTCAGCTTGCGATTTTCCTCGTAGAGCCGCTTGGCAACCTGCACGGCTTCCTCGCGCTCACGGAGTGCGGCCTCGGCGCGACGACGCTCGTCGTGCCAGACCTTCTTCAATTGCTTGGCTTTCTCTTTCGAGAATTCCTCAAGCTCGTCATCATCAAGTTGCTCGACGATCTCCTTGGGCATCGGCTCCCGGCCACGGTCCTCTTCAGGAGTATCGTCTTCAATCTCGATTTCGAAATCTTCTTCCGGATTCTGGGTTTCTTTGTTCATGGTTACGCCCTCTCAACTCCGCGTGGATCCTGCACAACAGCCTCGACTGAGTCGTCATTGATCAGTCGGAATGCCCGCCCGTGAATCTTCACCCGCGTACCGGTATGCGGTCGCACAAGGATGAAATCCCCCGGCTTGCAGTACGGACCACCCGGGAACCGGGACTCGTCTTTGTAGCAGTCCGGACCCATAGCAACCACAAAAAGCACGGTTGCAAGCAATTCCTCGTCGCGGATAGTCTTCGCGGCTTTGAGAATCCCGCTGTCGAACTTTTCCTCGATTTCAGGAATAGCGCACAAAATCCTATATCCGGATGGAGTCGGCAGTTGTGTTGCCTTATCTTCCGAAGTAGTTTCGTCTACTTCGATGTTTTCGTTATTCATCAAATTGCTCCAGTTTGGTGGATAGATCTTTTATGTAAGTTTCAAGTCGGTAATACCCATTCAACACCCCGCAGAGGTATCTGTACTCCGCGAAGTCCTTGGGCACTCCCATCGTCAACTCGTCTTTGAGCCGTTCAGTCTCGTCCCCGATTTCAACCAGCACTACATCTAGTACGTTCATTCACTCCCCTTGTTTTTCGCAGGTTTTGGCTGCGCCCCCGACTCCGGTTTATCTTTTGGAATGGCCTGCATTCCAAGCTTAACGCCCTCAAGTAGCTGTCTAACCTCAAGTTCTTTATCTTTGGCGTTGGTGTCCGCCTCGACCTTGGCGGCCTTGAGGATGAGGTCCGCCTTCCTGATCTCAACGTCCGCAGCGTCCTTCTGCCCCTTCTGAGCAAGTTCCTGCTCCTTAAGCGCAAGCTCCTTCTGCTGAATGATGTTGAGCGGATCTTGGGCTTCCTGCTCGGCCTGCTGTTGCTGCGCCTGCGCGGTGTTAGCCTGAAGAAGTTTCTGTGCAGCCTGCGCGGTGAGTTGCGACAGGGCGACCTCGACGTTCTCGGGCAGTTTCTCATCCGGCGGCGGCAGCGGCACGCCAAGCTGCTCCTCAATCTTCTGGCGGTAAGCATACGCAAGGTGTTCAGAGATATGCGCCATCGCCGCAGACTGGATCTGCTGCGCCATCGGGTTCTGGCCCATCATCTGAGCAAGCAACGGATCCTGCATCGCCGCCATGTGCACCGTGATGTGGGCTTCATGGTCTTGGTACAGGAACGCCTTGACCGGCTTGCCATTCATGATCGCCATGTTTTCGGACACGGGATCCTTCGGCGTCTGGTCTTCTTCGGTCGGGATGATCTTGCCCGGGTTCTTGACGCCCATGACCTCCAGCATCTGACGGTGGAGTTGTGGCAAGTCATAGATCTGAGGCGCTGCCTGCGCCATCTGCATCACAGCCTGATACTGCACGACCCGCTGCGCCATCGTGGAGGCGTTAGGGTCCGACACGGGGATGACTTCCACCATGTCGTAGTCGGCTTTTTTCGCTTTCGGCTCGCCCTCTTCCGGCTCGTAGCTATAAGCCTTCGGCGTGTAATCGCGGATGATCTTGGCAAGGAGCTTGAACTCCTGCTTCATCGAGGCGTGGATACGCGCCTGCACCGCACTCATGACCTTGAGCGTGCGCTCCAGAATCGCAAGCGTGGTGCCCACCGGGGCTTGCGCAGACATATCACTGAGCTTGAGATCAGCAATGGAAGCGAAGCGTCGGCCCTCTTCCACGATATTCTGCATCAGAGAGAAGAGAACTTGGCTCGGCTCCTTGTACGGCAACGGCATGATGTTCTCTTTAAGAGAGCCGCTCGCAACGTCTACGTCACGCCATTCGCCCGGAGAGATCGGAGTATCATCTCCCTTGATCCTCAGTCCCTTCGTCTTGTAACCGCCCGGTAGGTTCGACAGCGTCCCAGCGTCAACAAGTTGACGAATAAGTGAAGTACCAGACTTAGCAAAAGAACCGAGTAGATGAATAAGGCCGAAATGATAAAAGCCAAACCCCGGAATATATCCATAATGAACGAAATGCTGGCGCGGTAGATGTTTATCATCGTCCTCTTCCCAATTCCGGCGGATAGCAAGAACTTCTTCGGTACTATAGTCCAACGTGACGATATAGGGAGCCGCCAACGCTACTTCCGGATTCTCTTGCCCTTTCTTGGAGTTCTTAAGCTCCGGATCGTCGTATCCGTACTCAGCGAGGTCCAGATACACGCACATCTCAAGCAATCGGTAGCGATTGTCGTTAACTGCGGAGAAGCCCATGTTCTCCGCGATCTTCTTCTCCGACTCGTCGATGGGAGTCAGCTTGGCGCTCGGATCTCCAAGGTCGATATCCCGGTAGAACCCCGCAGCCTGCAGCCGCTTAATCTCATTCTTGGTCTTGCGCATGACATGTGTAATGCGCTCGGCGGTCTGCAAGTTGCTCGCACCGTAGGGGACGACAACGTCGTCGGCAGAGAGATAAATAGAAACTTGGCGTGCGATTGACGGGTCGTAGTAGACCTTCTTGAACGCATTGCCCGACAGCCCAAGGCCCCACAGCATCCGCTCATGCTCGGCGCGATACTCCGTCATGACCTCGGTAAGCTGATAGTTCATATCAGCCTCGACCCGCTCGGCAGCTTTCTTCTTCTCCGGGGTCTCCTTGCCGATCATCTTGGTCTTCACCGGACCGGATGCCGGGAATGTCTCCATGATAGTCTCGGACTGGAACTTGACCAGCGCCTCGGAGAGCAGTGGGTGGAACGCACCGCACGCACCGGCCCACGGCTCAGTGCGCTTCTCGATCTTCAGACCCAGCAGTTCAAGCCCGTCGGTGTAGGTCTGGATCCAGTCCTTGCGCGACGATACGTCGTCGTCAAAGTCGGAGATAAGATCCGTTGCAATGGACGTTAGGACAGACTCATCGACCTCATCCGCAAGGTTCTCGTTGAACCCGGACTCCTCGGCTTCAGGCTCTTCGTCGTCCTCCTCACCGATCTCGACCTCGATCTCAACTTCCGGCTCCGGTGGCTCTTCTCCGGGCAAATAGCTGCCATCGTCCACGATCTCGACTTCGATACCAGCGGGGTTTTCTGTAGCCATTCGCACGGTCCTTACTCTTAATAGTACGGTTTCTGGTTGTACTTGCGTCGCAGGAAGC